ACGATGTATAGAAACGTCAAATGAAGCTGACTCTTCCGTTAGGAGTCAGCTATCACGCCGATTCATGCGTACAAATCATGAATCACGCGCCTTAGGACATTCGGTACAGAGCCACACCGAATCAGCGAAACGGCCCACGCGATGAGAGACGATAACATCGCCATCCCCTTGCTCAAAGGTCACTGCCACCGCCTCGAGAAACGAGCACCGCAGCCGCATCACGTGCACGGGCGCAATGACAGTGCCATTCGACCGGCTGTAGCGGTTCGATTCCTCCGGCGCCTCTGCATAGTCCTTCGTGATGTACTTGGAGACGTAGCTCGCCATCTTCGCCAGCGACATATTGCGCCGCCGCTTGTGACCGAACTTCGACGGACCGGCGCCCACGTAGCACAGGCCATTGTCCGCCCCGACGATGTCGCGCCAAATGCGCGTGCCCAGCTCGAAAGCCTTGATCTTGACGCCCTTGTAGAGCGCATGCTGCGGCAGCTTGTGTGTCGCCACGTGGACGTGCATGGAGCCGCGTTTCTGGACCTCGAAACTCGCGCAGAACCGGAAGCCACCGAGCGCCTTTTTCATGCGCCGATACCACTTCTCAAAATGCTTTTTGCAGAGGTCGCGATCCGGCTGGAGCTTGCGATAGGTGAGCGTTAGCAGCTCGTCGAACGCCTCCGCGATGATGACCTGCCTGCACATCTTCTTGGCCCGCTGCGCGGCCTTGCGAAGGCTCTCTAGGCGCTTTTCCTCGATGTAATCGGCATCCTTGACCGGGTCCAGCTCGCGCAGTGGCGGCACAGGCCCGACCTCGACCCATTCGACGACCGGGCGCACCGAGCGCTCCATGACGCCATTCTGTTCCCACGTCCTAACTTCCCAGCAATCGGACGCCCGATTGCCCTCATACAAAATTCCATCGACAATGCGCTGCATTGGGACAACTCCTCTAGTTTCTTGTCTCGATCCGAACCCGGGTGATTGCCGTCACGCCGGGTTCTTTTTTGGCCGTGTGTTGTGTGCTGGTCGGAAAGTGTTCTAGTAATAAATTAGCGGGCCGCTGCGCGGCCCGCCCTGCGACCCGCTAACGCAGGTCTGCGGGCGAGCTCGCGCTGACCCGCGTCAGATGCAGAAATGCAGTTGATCAAGGCGCGGTGACCATCGAGCTTCAAGAAGGCCCCTGACGCGAGCAGGCAAGAAAGGTTCGCTGACACCGTGTCTGTCATGGGGGACACATCCCCCATACCCCCATCACGACGCACCACGGGCGGACCTCACGGTATCGACGGCACGCAGGTAGCGGGACATGACCGCCGCGGCTTCGTGCGGGGGAAGGCGCTTGCACATCTCCCGAACACGCAGCAGGGCAGGGCTAGGACGGCCCATAGGACGCGCAACGCGGACAGGTGGACCCTTGAGCCATTCGCGGAAGCGAACGAGCCAATGAGCCTTTGGCGCGGGCAGATAGCGGCCCGTGACATGCCAGGGCGAGAGCACCGAGTAAGTACCGTGCGGGTAGTCAACGCGAAAGACCTGACGAGTGTCATAGGCCGCATGCAAGTCATCGCCGATGAACATGGTGCGATCCGTCACCATGTCTTGCGGGTTGACACCAAGCCGCGACACGCCGACATGGAACCGAGGCAGGTAGCCCGCACGCTCGCCGAAAAGAGCTTTCAAGATCCAGCCCACAAAGGGAACCTGCACACGGTCAAATCGCTGATGCCGCACCGTGTACTCAATGAACGACTCGCGGAGCTGCTTATCGACCTGTAGGACGTTTTGCATGATGTAGTACGCATCCCAGCCCCACTTCCGACCGTGAGCGAGAAAGTCCAACATGCCAGAGCGTTCCTTGTCGCCAAAGGTGCGCGAGTTAAGCCACGTGCCCAACTCATCGAGGATCAAAGCGCCGTTCTTTTCCTCGTCATAGCTGTCCGGATTGCCGTGGCCAGCCGCTTCAAGATCAAACGCCGTCGGCTTGTCGGGAACGCGAACGTAAGTGATTTTCGAGAACTTGCCGAACAGAGGTTCAAGAAAAATATCAAGGTTGGTTGCGACACGCCGACCGCGAGAGAAGTATTGATCGCGTGCGATACGCACCGCGTTCTTACTCTTGCCGTGGCCCTTTTTTCCGGTGAGCGCGAAGTCAGGCATGGCTACTTCGAGAAATTGAAGATGCCTTGTTTCTGGACCTTGTAGATGTTCGTCGCGATCCAGACTGAAGACACGCACGCCAGGACCGAGCCCGCATTTGCAGGAATGAACATGCCGAGGCCCATGAAGAACGCCGAGGTGAAGCCACCGCCAACGCCGCTCGACGAAATCATGCCGACAGCGGAGTTATAGAGTGAGCTGGTGCAGATGTAGACCGTGCCGAGGAACGTCCCCATGACCGTAATCCACGTGAGATAGGCCGCGTACTTCAGCGCCTGCGAATACAACATGAAGCGCCCGAGCACGGCAACGAGGCCGGTTGCAATCGCGCCCACGAGCTTTGCAAAGAGTGGCATTAGATGACCTCCCTGACCATACCGAGACAGAGCCAAAAGCCGACGAAGGCCCACACGAAGGCCATCACGGACCGCATGCCGGTAACGACAGGGCACGGGTCCATCGCAGGCGGAGTGATCGATGTAGACCCCACGGTGATCGCCGGATATTGAATCGGCACGCACGATTGAAGGGGCGGCGCAGCCCACAGTCCGGACCAAGACGAAAACCAACCCTTATCGGCCGTGCCGGTAATCGTCGTGTTCTTCGTCGTTTGGTCTGTCGTGGCCGTGGTCTCGTCAAGCGTCATCGTGACAGTGCCGAGCGTGCCGGTCTCATCGATCTTGCAAGCAGGCGTGCCAGGAAGGCCGCACGTGACCTTATCCGGAGTCTGCGTGCCCGTGGTCGTGCTGGTTGTCGTGGTGGACGGTGTTGTAGTCGTTTGCGTTTGCGTGCTCGTCGACGTAGTCCCATCGGGATTCGACGTCACGACCGTGACCGTTTGCGTACTCGTCTTTGGCGCCGTGGTGACCGTGCTCGTCGTCCAGCACTTCCATTCCGCCGTGCCCAGGTTGAACGGCACAACCCACGCGCAAGTCTGCGTGTCGGTCCTTGTACTCCCATCGGCCTGAACCGTGTTATACGGAGCGCCGGTTAGCTGCGTCGGTGTATCGGTCGTGAGCGTTGCCAGACCATTCGGTGCAAGGTTGCCTTGATAGCTCGGGTCACTGATGGCATCAGCCAAAGCACGATCAATGTTAGACCCCGAGGGCCAGCCGGACTGCGCCGCAATGGCGGAAGCGAGCGAGTCCTCCGTCTCATCACCGTAGCTCGGATTCGCAGGGCAAACACCGCCAGGGCACACCTGACGTGCCATCCCCGAAGTAATTGTTGACACCAATGCGCCGTTGGACTTCTGATGAAACTCGCCCTTGCAATACACAGTGCTGCCCGTGCCGCCCGGCTGAGTGGTGCTCACGTAGACACCATAGTTCCCCGCAGAATAATTGCCGACCTGATCCCACGAATAGCGACACGCCTCCTCCGCAGGACCCCAATGCACCGGTATGCCGCCTTGCAACGTGTGGTTGTCGTACTCATAGCCAGCATCGCCAGCGAAATAGGACTTGTAGATGTGCTCGTTCCCGCCAGCGTCTTGCGTGTAGTTGTACCCAAGCTCTTTGATCAGGTCATAGATTGCGAAGCCAACCGCCAAGGGCTGAGCGACTTTCATCGCGAAATGCCCCAATGCCTTGCCGACCGCGAGCGGCGACAACGGCGCGCGAACGTTGAGCGGCAGCGATCCTGTTGGAGTGGGAATCCGAGCCTGACCGCCCAGGTTCTCAGCACCACCGGCCGCATGCGTGAAATTCATGTTGCCCGCCGCCGTGTTCGAAGCAGCACCGGGGATGCCGTTCGTCACAACAGGCGTGCCACCGTTCGCGAAGCCGACCGTATGCGAAGTGCCGCCGGTGCTCAAGTCAAGGAACGCTTGGAACTCAGACCGCGACGTAGCACCCGCGAAGGCGCTATTGACCAATGACCAGAGGGCCACGGCCAGCAAGAGAGCGCGCGACCTCATAGCCGCTCATTCCACGGCTTGCGAACGGGTTCGCAGAACGTCATGTACCCCGAGGGTTCATGCGCGCCACAGCGCCCGGCCAACAAGTGGAAATCATGGTTCGGATCGGATGCAGCGCACCCGAAGACACCGAAGGTGACGAGCCAAAGCAACGTGAGCAAATCGAAGCGCATAACGGACCTCCTGCAATGCGCCCTCTGCCTTGTGAGGAGAGGACGCATCACGCGAGAGCCGTTTAACGACCCGCGCCGCGCGCCTTCTTGATCCAGGCGACACCCAGCATGATCCCGGTGGAGACCACAGCCAGGCCGAACAGCACCGGGCCGTAGGCCGTGGTCGTGCCGGAGAAGGTTTGCAGCGCCGTCAGCGCGTCAGCGGGGTCCGAGGCGTGAGCCAGGACCGGCGCCAACACGGCACCCACCACCGCGATTTGCGGGCCAAATTTCTTTGCGAGATTGCGGACCATAAAAGTCCCTCCATGGTTGAAAGGCATGCGGGATTGCATACCGGAGAAGCGCCGCGCCAGCAGCGACTCCCCGCTAGTCACCCAGCAGCGACAAGCGCTTTGCGCACCATGCGCACTTGATACCCGGCGATGTAGCCAACGGCCCAAGCCAGCGTGAGGCCTGCGATGTACGTCATCTCTTGCACCTCGCACCCATGCATCGCGGCATCGGCAGTGGGTCCGGAGAGCTGGACGAAGCGGCCGGCGCAGGCGGTGGAGAAACAGGTGTTGCCCCTCTCGCCCAGGGCGCGTAATCCGCCTGGGCCGAAGGCCCAGCCGCACCCCCAACATCCCAGCAACGCCACTCGGCCAACGTGCCACCGAATGGGACAACCCACGCGCAATCGTGAGCAGCAGCAGCGGCAAGGGCCAATGTGATTGCAGCGGCGATCATTTGGCGCAGTCCTTGTCTTTGCAGCCTTGCGGCATCGCCGGAAGGTCCGTCAGCACAGGCGACGAGAGCGGGACAGGCGTGACCGTGTACGACTTCCACGGGCTATGCCAGACACCCCAAGCCGTGTATGCAGCGAACGCAACGGCACCAAGGGCGAGCCACGCGAAAAGGCGGGGAAGATGCTTCACGACATGTTCCCCCCGATGAAGCCGAGCGCCCACACGATCGCTATGCCGACGCAGTACACGATCGTGGAAAGCTCAGAGGTGAGCGCGCCATCCATGGCTTAGGCCCGTGCGGCGCCGCCCACAGGAGCCGCCGCATTGCGCTTGGCAGGCTCTTCGACGAGCGAGACGAGCTCCGCGACAATGTCGCCCTTGTTGTCGCCGTAATCCGGCACGCGCAGCGCGAACGACGCGCGGAAGGTTCCTTGCTTGACTTGCGGGACGAGGCTCTTCGGAACGCGAAGCCGACCGACCGTCACGACCTCATCGGCATCGCCGAGGAGGATGCAGCGCGCGGCAACGCGCTTGAACGGCTGGCCGGTTGCCGCATCGATGGTTTTGCTGTCCGTGGTTTCGACGGTGAGCACTTGAACGCGTGAAGAGAGTTGCATGATGGTTTTCCTGTTGGTTGAACCGCACGGATTGCGGCCCGATGCCCCGCACGCGAGGCATGAGGCTGCGATCCGACTTAGCCGCCCAGGCCCTGAAAAACCCCCATCACGAACAGCGTGCCGCCGATGCCAGCGAGCGCGACATAAGCCGCGAGCCACATCAACTCACGCCGGTATTGCGCCCGCGTCCGAAGGGAGCCCGCGTAGCGCGGCCGAATGCCCGGTTCGGGCCTCATGCGACCACCCGCACGGCAGAACAGGGGAGGAACGACGGCGCGCCATCGAGCTTGCCTGCGGGCCAGAAGTGGCCCAAGCGCACCTTGAGGACTCGCGCTGTGCACCCGCTTTTGGGGTACTGCACAACGCAGCCTTTGCGCACAATTTGCATGCCAGAGGCGTCAAGGTTTGATGCCCGACGCGCATTGGAAAAAACTGCTCTTCCGCCCATAATTCCCCCGTGTTCTCTGTTAGCGAACGTCCAAAAAAGGTGGACAGCACGAAAGTTACGCAAAATGTGGACGGATGTAAATGAACTCAGCCGTGTGCAAAAGCTCATTGATGACGCAAGCGCCGCCGCAGGCAGCGACTACAGACTCGCCCGCGCGCTCGGCACGCCGCGCAGCGTAATCACCGAATGGCGCGCAGGCAGGCGCTCAGTGCCCGCAAAACTTCAAGCACTCATGGCCGACATGATTGGCCTTGACGGCGCACAGGTCGCTCTTCACGCCATCATCGAATCGGAGGCCGACCCCAAGCGAAAAGAGGCGCTTTTGCGTGTCCTGGGAAAGGTCTTCCGGGGCGCTGGCGCGCTGGCCTCATTGGTCGCATTCGTCAGCGGGCTTTGGGCTTTGAGCCCTGAGCCAGTGACTGCGGCTACTTTACACGATGTATA